CCACAGAAGTTCGTAATTGAGCTGTGTCAAGGAACGTTTCATTAAGAGCAAAGTTTGCATTCATTGAATTTATATGTGTTACATAACTTAATACGTCAATGATGGTATTCATTGCTGAGCCTTCATAATTATAATCATTAAAGGTCGTATCTGTTGCTTTCATATATGCAACTAGGTTTGTTTTTAGTTGGTCAAAATCTAATTCACTTGCTGAAATTCTTCGTTCTATTGCCATTATCGTAATCTCTCTATTGTGGTTGCTATATCTATTACTTCATTACTTGATTTAACTCTACCGGTTACTGTTATTCTTACTTCATTTTCGTCGGCTCTTGCCTGTATATTTGTATTAAGTACTTCTAATCTTGGCTCGTGATTAGCTAAAGCAGTATTAATAGAAGTAGACATATTTGCTGCTGTTATATTAGTCATATTTTCAAATAAGTATGCTCTTAAATTAGCACCAAAATTATAATTAAATGGTCTTTCTCCATGATTTGTTCTTAATATATTTAAAACACTTTGCTTTACTGAAGCATTATTTTTTTTTATTCCAACGTCATTGGTATTAGGATTTTGCTTAAAAGTAAAATCTAAATCTTTATACGTTTCTTGTCGTGCTATCGTTGCCATATATCTTATTTATACTATTTAGGTGGACCAGTGTCAACAGTTGGTGAATCAAAATCATTATGAACATGGGTATTAACTATAACATCTTCTCTTGACAATTTTAATTCTTTGGTTATATCAACATCACCATCTAATGTTATTAAGCCTTCACTTGTTATTGTAGTAGTACCTTCAGTATCAACAGTTATGTCACCCGTACTTGTTAAGTTACTTGTACCAGTAACATCAGCGGTAAGGTTACCACCAATTGCAATATTTACATCATTTGCTACAGCAATATCTGCTTGGCCACTAACAATAATTTTAACATTACCATATACTTCAAGTGTATTATGTCCTACAACTAACTGATAATTATCTCTTACAATCCTTTCAATTTTTGTACCATCAGATTGTATTTCATATTGGGTACCACTTTTATGTCTTTCCATAATACGTTCATACCCAGGTGTATCATCATATTCCTTAGCGTGGCCACTTGCTGTTTCATATACATTATTATATGGATATTCTGGTGCAAAGGTACTATCAGGTTCATAGTCACCTTTAGGGTCATCCACATGTGGATTTATACTTCTTACTCTATCATTATTATCAAATGCGCCATCAGTCTTAGTGGGAAGAGTTCCTTGTACCAGAAATTCTTGCCATTTTGAATCTAAAAATATACCACAAACTAATGAACCAACAACTTTAACATCACCAGTTGCTGGAGTGGTATCATTACTAACTTCTGTAAGAACTTGGCCAGCTGCTCCAGTTATTGGTGTAGGAAGGAGTTCACCTTCTTTCCATAAAACTTCTTCTTGCAAATTTACGGAATGCCCCTGACCACTTATAGCTGGTGTATTTCCAGGCATCATTACTTGAGACCAAGGTAAATCTATTATATCAATATTATCATGGCAACCAAATACAGAAACCTTAACTCTTCCAAGCTTTTCTGGGTCATTAACATTTTTTACTATTCCAAAATTCATTATTCTCTTATTAATCCTATGTCTTGCATATAATCAAATTGGCCATCATCCATTACAAACTTATGATTAATGTTAGCAACAATATAATTAGTATCTGCTTTAGATTTAGAAATATTACTTCCACCCTGGTCAACATTAACACAAAAGCCAACACCTATATATGGTATAGCTACCACATTATAAGCACGAAGAGATTGATTATATACTCTACCCATTTGGTTACGTGCTGCTAAACTAGCTGCATCTGGCCCAGTACTAAATAGTGATTTTACATTATCATCATATAATTTTTCTGATAACTTAAATGTTGTTAATTCAAATTCCGTTAATTCTGTGCGTGGTGTGTTTTTAATATTAGTTTTATCTAACTCAATATGACTAACCTTTCTTCCCCAAAATCCTGCTGCTAGTTTATCAACAAAATGATTTTGATATTCCTCTAATACAAATGATGAAGTGGTTCCAATAGTATCAATAGTAGAAAGACCATCATCATGTGGATTAGCACCTACAAGAGTATTCTTTATTGTAAATTTCTTCTTAGGCGCACTATAAAAATAATTTTTAGACATAAAATCTAATGTACTTAATCTTGTTACACCTTCGTCAGCAACTCTTTGGTATAAACAAAACCCAGAATTATTAGTATCATAAGCCATATCTACCACATTTTTAATTGCTGCTTGAGCTACTATATTTGGAACAATATATTTACCTTTAGTATCTGATATAGAATCTACAGCTAAATGATGATTTTGACCATTTGCCTCAAGGAATAATTTTGATATAATTCCACTACTTGTTCCTGAAAAAACATCATTGATTTTTGATAATTTCATATTGAATGTAGTATAAGCAATAAAATGTATAGTATATCGTTTACCTAATTTACCTATAGTCATATCAGTAACACCATTTGCATAAAAATTATTACTATTAGTAACATCAAGATATTTAGAAGTTATACTTACAGGCACCATACTTTCATCAACAAAAGTATCATAAAAGTTTATATTATCTTGAACAATCAAATTTCCTTTTATATTACCCTTTATGGTTTCAAAGACAGTTAAATTGAGAACCATACTACTTATATTAAGACCATTTATATCAACAATTAGCTCTTGTAATTTCATTATTATCTCATAACATTAATAAATTCACGTGCAACACTTGATATATGTTCTGGCTTAATTACTTTTAAATTCCTATTTTGTTCGGTTACAGCAGATTCATAATCAATATATGTGTAAGGGGTTGTTCCAGCTAAACGACGCTTTACCCATTCTCCAGTTGAATCATCAACATGATGATGAGGTGCATAAGCTTGACTCTTAATAAAACCACATGTAACAGAGTCAGAAGAACTTGCACCTTGTATAGTCTCACCGGTTAAAACAAATGTTCCAGATGTTTTTTCTATGACAATGTAGCCCATATTGACATGTATCTCTTTAAGAATACCTTTTGCACCAGAAACACCACCAGTTACTGTTTCACCTAAAGTAAACTTATCATTGAGGTCGTCATCGGTATCACCAGCAAGGTATTGGTATTTTTCCGTGCAGTACTCTATTAATTGACTCCATTTCATTGGCCAATCATCCCATATATTTTTTAAGTGTGGGTTAAGTAATAAGAATGTCCAATGATAGTCATCAGTATTATATAATCGTTTACTTAAATGGTCTGGCCTTTCACCATCAATAACTTCAACTGTTTGATAAAATCCAGCATTATTAATTAAGTCATTTGAAACTTTTGCTTTAGCTGTTAGATTTTTTAATTTATCAAAATTACCAGAACCATCTATGTCTATTACTGTATTTTTTATATTTTTAAAGTACATTAGAATCCTTTGTCTATGTCAGATGAATATATTGGAATAACTTCTTTAAATGTTACTCCTAATCCAATTTCAACTGGTGAATTATTTTGTTTAAAGAATGAAGAATTATTTGGATTATAAGTAACATTAACACTTTCAATATAACATGGTGGTAATTGTATCATATTTTTTGCACCATGAAATGATATAATACAATGGTCAGGAACTGTGACCAATACTGCGTTGTCTCTTGTCGCGTGAGCGGCTTTCCTAAACATTTTAATAAGGCCAGTTGCTTGTGTTGATTCATTTTGATTATCTGGTAGTATTGTCCAAGTAAATGTAAATGCTCTTAATGCTGTTTGTGAGTATCTTAAAAGTTCATTAGGATTAGCAACTTTACCAGTACTTCTTTGAAGTTCAGTTTGAAGAACAGTACCTACACCATAACCAGCTAAAGTTGATATTACACCAGCATGTGGTACTTTTAAAAAAGTTGCTAATACTGAAGCGCCTGTTAAAACTTCTGGACTTGTTAGTACAGTCCAATTTGCTATATCTTTAAATGAACCTTCATTATTAACTATGCTTTCAGCTACTCCTCCAATTCTTCTTGTATCTTCATTATAAATCATTTGGTCATTTATTTGAATATCTGTTGGCATATATAATGCAACTGAACCTACATAATTTCTTTTTGCTACATTAACAAGGTCTTTAAAAAACCCAGTAATTATATCTTTTACACTATCAATTGAATTAACATATTTGGATGGCCAAGATACATTGCTTGGCTCGTCTTTATGCAATCCTGCTTCATGAGTAAGTTGACTATTCGTTTTCATATAACTTGGTATATCACCACCAGCAGCGCCACCACCAGCACCGGCTGAAGTTGTGGTTGTGTGTGTGAAGTTTTTTAATGGAGAAGATGAGATTTGTTCTGGCACATCTGGTGTCGCAGCTGCAGAAGCTTTTTCATCTATCTTCATAAACTCAAACATCATATATGGTTCATTTACATGTGAATCTATATTACCCATACGTTCTATAGCATATTCACTTGATTCATCACTATTAAAATTTATATTATCTGCTTGGCCACCACGACCGACAGTTTCTGGATATTTCCAATGCTCATGGGCCCAATATGCTTTACTAGCTTTTATTTTTTCTGCAAAGTCTTTTGGCCGTCCTCTTGTAAATGACATAGTAGTTCCTTGGTTTGTATAATAGTTATTTATACGAATTGTTATAAATATACGTATGAAAAAGACATATTCTGGTTCATGGAGACCAAAACACCCTGAGAAATATAATGGTAATGTTGATATGATACATTATAGGTCCTTATGGGAAAGAAATGCATTTAGGTATTTAGATGAAAGAGCATCATGGGTTAAGTGGTGGCAATCTGAAGAGACCATTATACCATATATATGTGCAACCGACCGTAAGATGCATCGCTATTTTATTGACCTTACTATAAGAACAGACACCGGTCGCACCCTCCTTGTTGAGATAAAACCATCAGCACAAACCAAACCACCTAAAAGAAAAAAGTTAACTGAGGCATTAACCTATATGAAGAATACTTCTAAGTGGAAGTATGCTAAGAAGTATTGTGATGAACATGGCTATGAGTTTCAGATATGGACAGAAAAAGAGCTTGAGGCTATGGGTATACGTACAATGACCTTAGGATTTAAAGCCAGCAAAACAAAGACCGGGCGAAGAATATGGAAAACCCTTAAGAAAAGAGTATAAATATAGGTATGGATAACAAAGAAGATGAAGGTAAACTTGAGCTCTCAATACGCATATTGGGTAATGAGATAATAGGTTTTCAAATGTTAGTAAATGATTTTAAAATGAAATGGATGTTAATAGGTTTATTTGGTATTGGAATCATTGCATATATAATGGTTACCTTTGGTCCGCAATTAATGGAGACGTTTAGTGGCTAGTTTATTTGATACATTAGAGGCAGAAGCATTTCGTAAAGGATTACAAGCTCGTTCAAAAGAGGCTGCATTATGGTTTCAAAGAAAAGCTAAAGAGCTTGGACCATTAGGTAAGGCCGTGCTTAAAGATGAGAGGTTACAAACAGTTGGTAAGCCAATACCTGGTGATATGATAATGTATACATATAACCCAAAGCTTAGACAACAGCTTCCATATTACGATACCTTTCCTTTAACTATTGTGGTTGGTCCAGCTAAAGATGGTTTTTATGGTATTAATCTGCATTACTTACCACCAACAATAAGAGCTATATTTTTAGACCATTTAAGTAACGTTGCATCTAATAAGTACTTTAATAAAACAACTAAACTTAGAATAACTTATAACTTATTAAAAGCCACAAAAAATTATAAATACTTTAAACCTTGTTTTAAACATTATTTAACAAAGCATGTGTCTTCTAATATATCAAAAGTAAATGCTTCAGAATGGCATATAGCAATATTTTTAGAGACAGCTGCATTTAGGAAGAAATCAACTAGGTTTGTTTGGGCGCAATCAAGGAGACAATACAGATAATGGCATTACCAGTTAGTATAGATTCAATTAAATCAACGATTAATCGTCGTGGTGGTGTGGCACGTGGTAATAGATTTGCTGTATATGTTTCACATCCATCAAAGGGTATGAATAGCTTATTAAAGTTTGACCCAGCTACCATGTTAAGTAATTTAATATCTGGTGATGGATTAAACATAGGAGATTTTATTTCTGACCCAAGAGATTTATTTTTACTATGCAATAGTTGTTCAATTCCAGGTAAGAGAATATCTACAACGGAGGCCGACCATAATCATCACATGACAAAGAAACCATATTCAGCCGCAACAGATGAAGTTGCTATGTCATTCACATTAACAAATGATTATTACATTAAAAAGTATTTTGATATGTGGCAAGAGATGATTATAGATACTTCCCATAACCATTATAAAACGGCTTATAAAAGAGATTATAGCAGAGATGTAATTATACAACAGCTATCTACATCTAATCATATGATTCCTGGATATTCAGTTAAATTATTAAATGCATATCCTATACAGGTTGGAGCAGTTGAATTAAATAATGAATCTGATGGTTTAATGGAAATAAACGTCACATGGGAATATGATAATTTTGTGAGTATTGGATTAATAGATGGATTTGAAAATATTGTAGGAACACT